GTCAAATTAATAACCGTTGGGTTGGCCATGCTCCTTTCCTAACGGAATAGGAGTAATCCATGGTCGACACTTTCTACACCCAAGACGAAGGCAATCACTTATTCTACCGTAATGTTAAATACGGAGTTAAGCAACAGCCCTATGTCTCGGCAAAAGCTCTATATTACTTACGTTTTAGGGCTTTACGGCGCAACGTTAAAGAAATCCAAGGAAGTGATTATGCTTCCCAGGATTGGACCTCGACTTATGGTCTAGGTAGTTGCGAGTTGTATCATCAGCTTCAGGGCGCTTTCGACCTGACTGGTGCAAACCAATCGTTGATTCCTCACCAGAGTACGTATAATCTAGCGTACAGCCGATTCGCCGACAAGGCGAAGATGCTATCAGCGGAACTTGCCACCAACTTCTTTGAAAGGAAGGAGGCGATAAGTTTAATACTCGATCGTTCGGTCCGCATTCTCAATGCAGCTCGTGCCTTTAGGAGGTTCCAAATCTCCGATGGGCTTCGTTATCTCGGTTTATCCGGGAAAGGAAGAAGCTCCCTCAAGCATCCAAAAGCTTGGGGGGACCTATGGTTAGAGTATTGGTTCGGTTGGTCACCTCTTTTGTCCGATATCTTTACGGCGATTGAGGTTGTGGATGATCCCTTTGGTGACTTGATTAGGGCTAAAGGCTCGGCTCGATTTTCTATCGAGTATGAGCGCAATATACCCAACATCTACGAGTCTGGCATTAGCTTTGACTCTGAAACCTTTAGGGGTGAGTTGATTACTTGCATCCAGAACGACTTCAGGATTAGTGACCTGACGGCGTTGAAGGCTAACCAATTGGGTGTGATTAACCCATTCTCTGTGGCTTGGGAATTGATTCCCTTTTCATTCATGGCTGATTGGTTTTTTCCAATCGGGAGCTGGATCAACCAGTTCTCTGACTTTACAGGTCTTACCAGTATGAATCCACAGTTTGTTCACTTCATCCGTGGTAGTGGTTCCTATAACAAGACGATCAGAACTCATTCCCTTAAGTTTGACTATGATCTTCTTGGTGTAAGGCGTTTCCCGCAAATTTTCGGGCCATCGCCGTTCACACCTAATTTGCACTGGTTATCCTTAACCAGGGCTGCCACCTCCATTTCCTTAATTTTATCTATCTTCACCCCGGGCGGTATAACCCGCCCAACCAGAGGTCTCTTATGACAACTGCAGCTGACATGACCATCAAGAAAGCAGACGGATCCACTGATATTGTGTGGACTCTTATGCAACCCGCTTCCGGCGACGGCTCGGCCGCTATTTGGCGATCGAGTACAGTCGGCAGTTCTCCGGGCACACGCCCGGAACTTCGCGTGATTAGCAAAGCCTCTCAAGGCAATGTCCGTCACGTGAATGGGACCATGACATATCCGTCATATGTGACGGATGTGAATGGTGTTCAGAAGGTCCAAGGAGTGATTTTCTTTAATTTTCACTTCTCCCTCCCTCCGGAGGCTTTGGACTCGGACATCTTGCAGGCCGTGGCCCAGGCCACTAACTTGCTCGACCACTCGCAGATGGTTTCTGCGTGTACGTCAGGCTTTGCGCCTACGTAATTAAAACCCTCTCTTTATTCTTTCCTCTGGAGCATATTCCATGTTGTTTAAAGATGATTTTAATTTGGTTGTCCTATCTCGTGGTGACACATCCGTGCAGCTAACCAAGCTGGAACTAGAGGTCCTTCAAAGACTAATCGTCGATGAAAACCTTCGACTGGATCCCATGTTGACCGACTCGCAAGAGAAGGCTTTACAGAAGATCAAGGTACTCCTTGAGGTTTGATCCCCTCATTGACCCTAAACAGCGTTAACTAGTCATTTCACCACTTTCTGAACTGGGCGCTATTACGCCTCTTAGGATATTCTATGGACGCACATGTCTTGGATATCGCTTCCTGTTTATGGGAAGCCCTCGACACTCCGACCTCTTTGGGATGTTATCTCAGAGCGAAACACGGAGAATGGGATTCACTCGCATCAATGCGGGTCGATCCAAGTAGGTACTTGAACGCTGACAGTTACTTCCGTGATTGTCAGTCAGTAGAGTTACTTCGCAAGTCTGATTTCCTTCCGCTTGTTACGGATAGAAAGAAGGCAGCCTATGAAGAATTTCGTAGGTGCGAGAGCGTTTGTTGTGAGACAAACAGTCGACTTGAACGCTGGGTCACCCATCCTGTATTGGATGGTACCAATGACCACTTCCTTGATAGGTTTATCAAGGGGGTTAAGAGGCGTATCAAGAAGATTCTAGGCCCTTTGCCGAAATCAATTGTAGGCAAGTTTGGCCCTGGCTCGACTTTCGAGAGTCGTGGATCCGTGACTCTTGGTGAGAAAATCCAAGAAGTAACATGCACAACGGACGCGGTTGACCTTCTTAAGTATGTTGAAGAAACAGCTTGGGGTCGTTCCCTGTCCCAAGATAATCAATGGAAAATATCAGTGGTTCCTGGAAACAGGTTTACCACCGTCCCAAAAGACGCGGTGAAAGACCGGGGTATTTGTATCGAGCCGGGTGTCAATGTCTTCCTCCAGCTGGGGGTAGGCAAAGAAATACGTGCTCGTTTACAACGCGTAGGGATTGACCTAGATGATGGTCAGTCCCAGCATAGGCTTATGGCTATGCTAGCCTCCAGAGATGGGGGTTTCGCGACTATTGATCTCTCATCAGCTAGTGACATGGTCTGCTATTACTTAGTACGACTTTTGTTACCTCCTGATTGGTTCTCCTTGCTAAACTCCCTAAGGTCGAAGAAGACCTTGTTTCAGGGGAAGTGGCATTGGAACCAGAAGTTCAGTTCAATGGGCAACGGGTTCACTTTTGAACTCGAAACCCTCCTATTTTACGCCATCAGTAAAGAGGCGTGTAGGGGAACTCTGGGTGAAGACTGTAAAGTCCTAACCTACGGGGATGATATCCTCGTACCAGCGTGTGCCTACAAAGACACGCTGGCGGCCCTCAAGTATTTTGGCTTTGAGCCAAATATGAGGAAGAGCTTCGGCTTCGGTTACTTTCGTGAGAGTTGTGGAGGCGACTACTTTAATGGAGTCGATGTACGCCCCTTTTATCTAAAGGAGTGTCCTCATGAACCAAGTGATTGGTTTTCTTTTCACAACGGGCTCGTCCGACTTGGACGACCTTACCTCACACGAACGGCTTGTCGAAAGATTATTAGCCGTATACCGAGACGCCTCAGATCTTGCGTTGGTCCTTCTGACCTTGGTGATATTGTTCTCCATATGGAACAACCGAAAGCGCTAAGAATAAGCGCTAGCGGTGTCAGAACATATAGAGCATGGGTTCCAATCCCATTTTATCGGTCTTATCGCCGATATTCACCTAGTACGCAACTAGCTCTAGCTTTATACGGTTGCAGTAGTGCGGGGCTTCAACCCCGTGACTCAGTCTCCGGTTTTAAGGTTAAGGAGGTTAATCACCTCCCAACAGGGTTCAATCCCATCTACCTTCGGAATTTACACCGAAGACTTGGGCTCTTGACACTCTGTTGAACCTGGCTAGGTCGTTAAAGTCCTTTT